GCTCTCTTAGAAGACTTCCGCCCCGCATCATCATTATCAAATGATATAATAACATTATCAAATGACATCAGATAATCATACCATTTTGTAATATCTTTTAACGCACCAGCAGCACCAGTTTTAACTGAAACAACAGGCCACCTAGAACCTAACATTTGATAAGCTGACATACTATCAATCTCACCTTCACATAAGGTAATATATTTTCCTCCTTCAGAAAAAGCTTGTTGACCAAACAACATAGCAGATGAAACATTACCTTCAGTAAAGAAATCTTTAGAGGTTGTTAGTCGTACCTTATTAGCTATGTGAATACCACCTGTATCAAATAAAGGATAGAAGTGCTTTGTTCCATTAACTGTTACCCCATATTTACGACAAGTATCTTTACTAATGTTACGATCAGGTAAATCAGCAAGAGTTCCTTCTGATAATTTTGGTGTAGGATATGTATCAAAATCTTTATTGATCATTTTAGAATCCCCTTGATATCCTGTCGCTGGTTTCTTATAATTACAGGTGGTTGTAAAACAAAACTCTGATCCGTTAGCCCAAACACCTACATTATTTTTTGAGCCACATTCAGGACAAGAGATATGTTTAACAAAAGATTTATCTTTGGTGTAATCTGTTTCAAGCATGTATCTCTTCTACCTTTGGTTCTTTTTCAACAGTTGTTAAGTATTTAATTCCATCACTATACTTAAACATTCGTACTTCAGGCCAGCAATCAAACTTAAACTGGCAGTACCTACAAATTCTTGCTAATTGTTTGTTGCCGCTTTTCCCTTCTGCAATAGGATTAGCACAAGGTTCTGGCTTGTCATTATCGTTAAGAGTTTTTCGTAATGAAACAATCCTTTTCCCTGCATTGATAATATCTAAGTCATCTATTTCTAATAACGCAATATCACCAGTAGCTTTATTCATTGCAAGAAAGTATCCAGATTGTTTTTGTTCTGCTTCTACATACCCACTAAGCTGTCCAATATAACCAAAGTCATCTTCATTATCAAATCCATTCTTAAATTTCTTAAACCCAAAGTTACTTGCTGATTTAATATCCACAACTTCACCATCAATCATACAATCAAGATGACCTTTAACTCCATTAACTGTAACTTCTTTTTGTTCAGAGGTTACGTGATGTCCTGATTCTCTAACAAGAAGTAACATTAACTCTTCTATAATTGAGCCATAAAGAAATCTCATTAGAGCATCAGGAGGTAGTTCTTCTTCTCGTTTAGGTCCATTGACTTCCATCCAAACTCTTCTGTCTGGTTTACCTATGGAAGACATTCGGAGAGATTGTTTTCTCCCTTTTGTTCTACTAACTTCTAAGTAATTTGAGAGAACAGTCTTCATGTTATCTAAGAAAGTAGTTACATTTTTCTCATCCAGTTTCTTAGGTTCTTTCAATCTCTTTTGAATATCAGTAACTACGCTTTTAATATTAAGCATTGCAGCCGCCCCTCTTCCTCGCACACTACAACAGTTAAGCTCTTCTACTAGGGAATCCCAAGCTTAACCCCAAGTATCTTATGATTTAATCGAAATCAGAATCATCTCCACTGTCACCTATATATTCTACAAGGTTAACAACCTGAACCTTATTAAGATATAAGGATGTTCCATACTGATTAACCATAGGATGATCATTATTAAATGAAATCTTAGCTTTGATATCACTACCATTTCCTATAAGATTTTTATCTGCATCAAAAACATTCTTGTCTTTATCTATTACAGGAACTTTTCGTATTGTTCTTGCAACAATAAAAGGACCACCAGAAGGATGCCCTTCTTTTTCTTTAAGCTTAACGCCCTTACTTTCAAGAAGCTTTACATCTTTATCTGAAATGTTTCCAATATCTATCTGATGTTTTCCACTGTATTCATCAGTCTTATCTAGCTTCTGCCAGTAAGCTTTCCCACTAATGACAGCTTGTTCGCGGGATTTTCTTTCTTGTGTTTGCATAATTTACTCCTATTTCTATTAACATTGTACAGTATACCACACAATAATAACTTTGTCAAGTCTTTTTTTTAATTTAATTCTTTTATTTTTACATTAAAGCAATCTGCTCTAACTTTATAGTTGTTACTGGGATCTATCTCTCCTTTCTTTAATGCTATAGCCTTCTTAAAATACTCTTCCTTACCTAACATACCCAAGTACCAGCCCACAGTCAGGTTATTTTTTACCCGAACAAAAGCATAGGCATCACAGTTTTGTGTAGTGTTATACTTGGCAATACTACAATCATATTCTGGCAAGGGTGTAACAGATGTTTGTTTTGTTTTAACATCAATCTTTCTTCCTTTTGGATCAATCAAATCATAATCGTAAGTATTCTCCCATGTTCCTCCTAAAGCCTGTAATGCTATTTGTTCACCAATAAATCCTGATAGGGAACCACTACCTTTAAGAATAGAATTGTTTAACTGTCCCATCTCATCAGTTTTTTCTCTAGCTTTATCAATCATTTCTAGTGTTATATTAAATTCTTGCATCAGTGTGTCTCACTCCAGTTGTTACCAATTTTTGCATCTGCATTGAGAAGAACTCTTAGATTAAAGAACTTGCCAACATCTTGTATTGTTTTGTCTGCTAACTCTACTACATCTTGTACATGTTTTGTTGCTACTTCATACTGCTGCTCATCATGTACAGTGTTCACTAAATGGGCAACGAGATTATGTTTTTTAATTTCTTTATCAAGAAAAATAGACCATTGTTTACAGACTATTGCACCACCACCTTGAAGTAAAGTATTAAGTGCTGCCCGTGTCCGCCTGATAAACAACCTTCTTCCGTCTATGCCTCTGATGTATCCTCTCGAAGCTTTCTTCTTTACTCTTTGGATAAGGGTATTAAGTTGTGGTACGTTTGTTAAGAACTTTTGTTTAAGTTTTTCTCCTTCTTTAGTTGATCCTCCAACAATACTACCTAACTTGGCAGATCCTGCTGAATATAAGAAGGCATAGATAAATGTCTTAGCTTGTGCTCTGGTATCTAAGCCAGCAGCTTTTTGGTTAAAGGCATGAGGATCACCATTCACTACCTCTTCTATGAACTTCTCATCTTTCATGTAGTGAGCCAACATCCTTAGCTCTAAGCCTTTAGCATCCATCCCTACTAAGACATAATCATTAGGTGCTATCCAACAAGCCCTACATTCCTTACCATAAGGCTTCTCATTAGAGACAATGTTAGCTAAGTTTGGCTTGGCGTGGGTCATCCTACCAGTTACAGCACCCATAGGGAATACATCTCCATGTACCCTGTTATCTTCTTTCAGTGCATCAAGCCAACCTTCAATTGTTTTTGCTCTAGTCTCTAACATCTTCCATTTAGATAGGCTTTTAATGGCCGAGGGAGCCTCGTCAGGGATCGTTTCAAGATTTCCCTCTGTTATACGTGGCTGACCCTTTTTCGTGAAGTCTGTGGGCCTCCATCCGTACATGTTAAGTCTATCTATAATCTGTTTAGGACTACCTAGATTAAACGGTTCAAATTCAATCGAGCTGAAAGAACCTCCAACAACTTCCTTATAGTTATCAATATGTTTGATGCCAACACTAGAGATAGTGCCATCTTTTTTAATCTTAGGTATAATTTCTCTCAATAATTTAGGTTTAGGTAAGAGATCCTGACGTATTTCTTTTAAGATATCATTTGACTGTTGTTTAATATCTGCCATTAAGCAGTGTGCTTTCTTCTCATTAAGATAAAATCCATGCCTTTGTTGTTCTGCCATGATGCTTGAGATCTTATGCTCTAACTCAATGGACTGATCGGAGAAATCTAATTTTTCTTTTAACATCAAATGCTTATATAATTTTGCTGTAATCTGAACATCTTGTACACAATAGTCAACCATTGCTGATGTTAATTGAGACCAATCATTATGCTTGTGCTTCGATAGGCCAAGACGATCCCCCCATGAGGACAATGAATGACCGCCCTGCCTATCAGGATTGAATAGTGTGGAGAGGACTAAAGTATCCACAATATTTTCTAGCTCAATCCCTGCACCCCATAGTTTATTCAACCAGTGTTGATCAAACCTAATAAAATTATGACCAATAAAGATATCTCCTTCTTTCATATTTCTATGTAAATCTTTTTCATCTAACATAATGATAGGCTTATCTGAATCAAGATCCTGCATGACCGCTACCCAGATCTTATCAGGATTATACAGCCCATTTGTTTCAATGTCAAGAATTATTTTTCTCATGTCTCTTTCCAAAAACGTTCTTAGTAATGCCCTCGGACAGTTGATAGGTCTCTTTCTAAAAACGTACTTAGTAATGCCGTTGCACGATTAACAAGGATTATTTTTCTAAAAGTTCTCTTGCCTGTTGCCTATCTGCAACACGTTCTGTTAGTCTTTCTACCTGATCCATCAAGAACCAGTCAACATTCTTCCTGACAATACGTAGTCCACTACCCATTTTAGATTTACGATTATCTAAAAAATCATCTCTTACTTTTTTATAAGCAGCTAACAAATCTTCTGTATCTTCCATGTTACTCTCCTATTTTCCACAGTGTATAGGGTTTAAGTCCTTTGTAATTAGCAATTAGAATAGCAGGATTATTACCTTTATCTTCCCACAATTCTTTCCCAGTGTAGTGCCAAG